CTGATTTTTTTCAAAGCAGGCAATGAGTTCTCGGGGGCGATCGCTTGCGCACCTCGATGAGCAAAGAAACGAGCTCCTCGCCTAAAGGCTTCATGACCCAATGCATCTGCGTATGAGTGTCCTGCAAAGCTATCGCTGTTACTTGCCATCTTAGCTTTATCAGCAGTTCCATGTAAGTCTGCTGTGATACCACCCTTAACGGTTAATGACTTGCTGAAAGTATTGTCACTGTTCACCAAAGCCACTTGATTCTTGTTTACGGCGTCCGTTAAGGATTGAATTTTATCTTCCAGCGTGTCGTAATAAGCGGTTAAGTCGTCAATCTTTTTCTCAACATCTGCAATCATCTTATCCACACTCGATAAGTAATCTTGTGACGCATTTGCTGAGATAATAATGCCGTTCTCAAATACTGTAAACGCAATGGGAATGGACGTAATCTTAACGCCCTTATCGTCAACCACGGCAAGATAAGCCTCTTGTACGTCACCCGAAGCTTGATACACTTCGGCGGGAATAATCAAGTTAAACAAGCCACCTTCATCGGACACACGTTCGTTAATGCCGTGAATGACTTTAACCTTACCTGCTGAGTCCTTGACTTCCAATTGCACGTCTTGACCAGTTAAATCGTGTGGGAATTGTCCATCCTTCAAAGCGAAGTACACGACACGTCCATTATCTCCCTGACGTCCAGATAACTCATCAATCAGTGTTGCATCAGTTTTCGCTAACGTTGTATCAAGAATAACGAAACGTCCTTGTTTATTTGCCATTTATTGCTCCTTAATACCGTTCAAATTGAACAGTGCTTGTAATTGTGTTGTTGCTGATGAAAGTCCTGCAATGGCATTATCATAGCCAGTAACAGCTTCATGAATACTGCCCTTGTCGATTGGAATATAACCATAGCCACGAGCATGATTACCTGAAATATCCACCAGATTGTAACTGTTGGCAATATCCGCCAAATCATTAAGTTTTGCGGTTAATACCACCAATCGCTCGTTCAAGTTCTCAAAGCTGGTGGCATCATATTGATTGCCAACTTGTACCACAGGTAACTTACTTGGCGTAAGAATAACCATTTGGAACTTAAGCAAGCCCGCATATAAGCCCGACAAGGTTTCGTCAACTGCTGTTAATCGTGTTGCTAAATCCTTAAGCATCTTTCACCTCCACTGCTGACAAAACCCCCTTATCATCAACTGCCAATTGATACTGGGTACCATTTGGACTCGTTAAGACAAAGGGGTCTGTTTTCTGTTGATATTTCGTTAAGTCACTCTTCACGGCAACATCTGGCTTACCTGTCACTGCTTGCCAATGGGTATAAGCATACGCTCGATTACCCTTGGCATCCGAGTATTGTACGATTGGTGTTTTGGTACTTGGTTCAGGTTCTGTGTTATCGTCATCAGACGTCACATAACTTTGCCAATCATCCTTATCGCCATAAAATAAGTCCAAATCCAAGTCGCCAGCATAACCAGCCAAGCGCCCATATCCTGTGTATTGGCGGATAACAGGTTTACCAAAACTGCCCCATGCCGTGCCATCTTCCCATGGATCTGATTGATAACCTGTATGGGCATTCGAAGCATACTGTGCGCCCCATAAGTCGTACACATTTGAGACTGCTGACCAGTCGTATTGGTTAATCACACTCTTCGATGTGTAAAGTAAAGGACGTATCCCTGTTGCTTGGTAAACCGTGTCCAGAAATGCCTTGGCATAAGTTGGACCACTGGCAATTGCTTCACCTTCAAAGTCCAGCACTAATAAGGCTTTACCCATGTAACCTTGGATGTTACTCAAAAAGAACTTGGCTTCATCAACGGCACCAGCTCCAGTGGCGTAATGATAAACACCCACCAACTTGTTCAGTTTCATTGCTTGTTGAATTTGTGTATTTGCAACAGGTGAGACATAATCGGTGCCTTCGGTGGTTTTTATAATGACAAAATCACTCTCGACTGCTGACAAATCAATATCAGGTTGCCAATTGCTGATGTCAATTCCATTTAATGACATGTCTTATACCTCCCCCACAGTCCACATGTTGGAAACCGCTGAATTTTTTTTTTTTTGTTTGTGCTTGTTTTAACTGATTTAACTGTGCTCGCTGGACGTCCAAGAAATTAACTCGTGTATTGTTCAACGTAACTTGTTGTGGTGTTGTTGGACTTAATGGAAAATCAACGATTGAGATGACTTCAACCTTGGTGGTTATTTGTTGAGCAGGTATTTGCACCGTCCATTTTTCACCAATGGTAACTGCTTCATTAACAGCAGTTGAAACCGTTAAGCTGATGGTTGGTTCAAGTACAAATGATTGTGAAGCCAACGTTTTCATGGCGTTTGTATCAGTGATTGTATCACTCTCCACACGTGCACCTTGTTTCAAGCCCCACTTGGCAATTGAAGCATCATCCTTAACCGTGAACGGCTTGAATGCTGGCTTCTCAGCTGTGGAAACTGCTTGAACAGCATTAACCATCGTACTGCTATCGAATTGCAATTGTACCTGTGCCGTATCGTACAGATAACGGAACACCTTGTTGGTATCTGTGACGTACGACTTTTCATCATATAAGTGAACGGTCAACCCGTCTGGCACAATCGCATAAATACCAAAGGTACTCTTCAACGTGGACAAGCCTTCGACAATGGGTGTATTCCCAAAATCGGTTAAGGTTTTACTACCATTGAATGTGCCATGAATCCGATAAGCATACCCACCAGACACACCAGCAAATAAGTATTTCAATGCCTGTTGTAAGGTGAAACTGTTATCACCAGTCTTCACATTCCACTGGTACAACTGATTGAGTTGATAAAAGATGTGCATGGCTGTGATATTGATTGAATGGATACCACCAGTATTATCATCGGTAGCTTGTTTAATCACGTACGTTTGCCCATTAAAGATAATCAGGTTCTCAATCGTGAGTAAATTGAATGCCACTGAACCATCATCATAAGCGGTTAAGTCCAGTTGGTAAGCCTCATTTTTCGTGCGTGTAATCTGCAAGGTATTAAAGTCAAAATTTGCTAAGACTTGAGTGGTTGCCTTATCCCGTGATTGCACGACAACTTTATTCTTTTGGTATGCCATTAGAAGTAAAGGAAATGGAAGCTGAATGTTGTAACAGGGTTATTCAAGCCACTCACTTGAATATCGTTATAACCTTTGCCAGTTCGATATGCCCAAAGTCTGATTTAATATTGGTATTACCATCAATACTTGGTACCACACCATTTAATTTAAATGTCTGCCCGTCTCGTATTGGTGACGTAACAGCAATGCTGGTGTTATTCGTCTTGTTGTTAATGGTAAAACTTGACCCGACACCAGTTACTGAGATAACCAAATCATGGTGTTGGATATAAGGGTCAATTTCAATATCACTTGGATTGTAAATCTTGAAGCTACCCCCACGGTTTTGATACGTTAAATCTTCAACGGGTATGTTTTGACTGATACCCAACGCACCCACTTTATCAGGTAATTCATCAGAACGTACAGCAGATTGTGCCATGCCAGAAGGGTTCGTGAATACAAGGTCGACTGTGGCTTGTGTCGTGCCCTGTATAGGTGTTATATCGGTCGGTTGACCTATTACCCAATAAGCACGAGAAGGATCCAAAGAACTTCTTAGTCGTGTTAAATGGCGTTGGTAAAAAGCTGATTGTACTTCTGCCTTTAAAGCCCGTAAGTCAGCCATGGACTTCCCTTTTAAGAACAAAGAAACTGTCACAGTCGTTGGATTGTAATTGCTGGAAATTAAGGCTTCCCCATCACTTCCTGCAATCTGTAAAAAGTTACCTGATAATTGTGGTGCACTTGACTTCATATCCAGAAGTACCACCGAGGGCAATCTGGCAGTCAAGTCATATTCTTTTTCACCATAAGGCTGTACAAATAAATGACGCATTGACTGTTATGTCCTTTCGATTAAATTGATTGAAAATTGTGTTGTTGCTGTTGTAATCCCATTTGGTTCATTAACTGTGTTAAGCCCATTGATTGATTGCCACCAGCTTTGTTTGCAGTTAATGCCTGCAATTGGTCTTTGTTGACACCAAGGACAAGCGTTAATAACGTAATCAAGTTATCGAGCTTGCTTTCAACCTTTGATAAATCGGTTTGTGAAGCAGTTGGTGTCTCATTACCATGAATACGTGCTGTGGTTTCAGCAAGTAATTCAGATGCACGAGGTTTCTTGGCTGGGTCAAGCGGAATAACCACTTCGGGCATGTTACGTTCGGCAATCTCATAAAAGCCGTGACTTGAAATGAAACCACCGTTTTCGTAACCATGACCTTGTCCCAAGTAAGATAAGTCGTCACCATATTTATGCTTGGCGTAATTCAACCCAGCAAGGATGTTATCGTAACCATTGAAAATATCGTGGTGACCAGGCAAGGCATAAGCGTTAAATGTAGGTGGAATGACTTGCATTAGCCCCTTCGCCAAATTACCTGTCTTATTATTGATGTCACCAATGTTTCCCTGAATAGCTTTTGGATTACCACCTGATTCGGTACTAATTTGACGCAAGACTTTTTGCACCATTGAAGCAGATGTCGATAAGCCAAGCTTACGCAAAGCCTTCTTAACATCATCTGCCCATGAGTGTACGTCACCGTCTACACCAGTTGAAGAGTCGTTTAATGGGGCAATGAACTTTTGTATCCAGCCCAACATACCACCAGTTTGCTTTTTAATCAGCTTTGCCAGTGGACTATCTGCTTTAGCATCAGACTTTGACGAACCACCACTCAAACCGAAGTCCAAGAAAGTGGTTGCCCCAGAAGCGTTACGTCCATGATAAGTGTGATACTTGTGGTCGCCATTCCAGTTATATTCCTCACCAGAAATCTTATTTCCTTGAACACCAGTAACCATGGCAACGTGATTACCAAATTCTGAACCTGGACCATATACGGCAACCGATCCAACCTTTGGCTTGCTCATGTGTGGTACAGATGCATTGACCCAGTCCATTCCATTACCAAGATGTGAGAACTTGGCTGTTGAAACGCCTAAGTTTGCAAGGCGAGAGGCTACGAACGAAACACATTCTTTAAAAAAGTAACCCCAAGGGTCTGCACCACTGTCAGCAACTTTACCTTTGTAGCGATAATCGTCGCCCTTCATGCCACCATCTGCACCAGCACTTGATGCATCATTAGCCATGTTCCAAAGAGTTGACCACCAGTCCTTAGCTTGACCTTTAACCTTGCCAAAGAATGCCCCACCAAAGTCCTTATAAACTGAGTCAAGTCCAGCAGTCTTCAAGCTCAATTTGCTCTCCAGTGTCTTAACTGGGTGGGCAACCGCATTCGTGATGAATTCCAACATCTTGGTGAATTTGGCAACACCATTCTTCAAACCTGACCAAGCATTGCCAGCAACATCGGTAACACCGCCCCATAGGCGTGACCAGAAGCCAGTACCAGAGGCAAAATGTGTAATACCTTGCATACGCATGAGCATGGCTGTTTCAGAAGCATTCAATACTTCTGTACCAGGTAACAACAAACGTTCCGTATTACGTCCCTGAACAAGCTCCGTGGCTCCATTTGGATGGATTAACATCTCCTTGTTACCAGTTGCTGGTGAGTCGTTCCCATCGTTTAATACAGCGTGTGTCAGTTTCTTAATGGCACCAGTACCATTGGCAAACTTGACCTTAGGAATGTGACCGATGGCGTGCTTTGGACCACCAAAGTCATGGATTAACCCATTGATACCAGAAATACCAGCATTGGGTATCTTGATAACAGCGTTAATACCGTTACCAGCAAGTTGCTTCATACCATTCCACATGTCAGAAAATCCTGATTTGATGCCATTCCATGCGTTACTGAATGCTGAACCAATACGCCCTAAGACATCATCAAAGGTATTTTTGATTGACCAGATTGCATCGTGTCCAAACTTCTTCATGCCATTCCAAATGCCACCAAAGAAGTTGGAAATACTTCGCCAACCCTTTGACCAGATTTTGCCAATGTCGTTAGTGGTGTCCCTGATAAACTTCAGAATACTGTTGTAAATCTTGGTAATATTACGCCACATGCCAGTAAAGATATTGGCAATGCCTTTACCCATGTTGGTAAAGAACTTCAACACGTCCTTAACCAGCTTGTTAATAGCTTTGCGGAACTTGGCGTTGTGCTTATACGTTAGGGCAAACGCACCAGAAATTGGGTTCACGATAAGTAACAGGATTTCCTTCCAGTCCTTTTTCATGAACTTCAAGATAGCCTTGAAAATGCTCAACGTTTTCTTATAAGCTTGTCCAAACCACTTGGCAATACCTTTAAAGAAATTCTGTGCTGATTTCACTAAGCCATTAACAAAGTCACGGAACTTCTTATTGTGTTTGTACAATGTCGTTAAAGCAACAACCGTGGCTGTGATACCTGTGATAAGCAAGATAAGTGGGTTAGCTTTTAAGAAGTTAAAGGCAAGTTTTATCCCATTCCCTGTTACCTTAGCGGTCTTAACTAAACCAGCCATTGCGAGCTTGTACGCTTTGGTTGCAACGTTTGCTGTAAACTTCAATGACTTGGTAACAGCTTTACCAGTAGCAGAACCAGCCGTTTTGATTGCGGATAAGCTTTTGGTGAATGCCTTCTTACCTAAGTTGGCACTCCAGCTAAAGGCAGATTTGCCCCATTTCTTAGCTGTTGACCCAACTGTCTTAATGGCACCCCATGACTTATCAAAGCCCTTTTTACCAAGTTTGGCTGACCAACTAAATGCTGGACCTGCCTTTTTAGCAACACCAACGGTAGACCTCACTGCCCCCGATACCTTGGATAACCCTGATATGGTCTTAGTGAATACAGTTAAGCCAGCCAATGTCGTTAAGATACCAACAATCAACTTCCCATGTTTACTGATAAACTCAAGGGCTGGTGTAATAACTGCCATGAGCTTTGGCAAGTTCTTAACTGCTGTTTCGATTAAGTCCTTCAATGCTTTTTGCAAGGGTTCCAAAGAGGCTTTAAACTTCTTTGTCTCACCAGCATTTAAGGCAATACTTTTGACAGATGCTTCCGCACTGCGCTTCATGAGTTCAAATGGATTGGACTCTTTTAACTGTTTTGAAGTCTTATCAGCCGTTCCCTTAACGTCATCAAATTTCTTATTGGTTTTACCCAGTGACTCAATGACCTTCAAGGAATTATCTTCACCAAGGGCTGACCACAAGTTAGAAGCAATCGTGGCTTCCTTTTGCTTATCGGTCATCTTACCCATTTCACCAGTGATTTGCTTGAACATATCACCAGCAGAAACCTTGCCCTCTTTGTAGCCCTTGAACATATCTTGGGACTTCTTTGAGAACGAGGTAATGGCTTCATCCATTCGTCCATCATTTAAACTGATTTGGAACTCTTTGGTGAAGTCGAGCAACTTATCACCATTGTAAGCACCAGATTTCACACCATTGTCAATCAATGCCATGGAGTCACTGATGGATAGTCCCATTTGACCAAGAACTTGTGAATACTCCGCCATGTTGTCGGAAATATCACCAGCTTGGTCATCACCTAACTTCTGCAGTTGCGACATGTTATCGAAGTATTCTTGGTAAGAAATACCCCAATTACGAGTGGCTTTATCAGCACCAGCCATAACTTCATCAACATCAGCACCTGATTGCTTAGCGTACGTTGATACCAGTTTGGTGTTTTCTGCCAATTCCTTTACAGAAGCATTCGGGTTAAGTTGTGCCAGTTTTGCGTATGTTTCTTGCAACTCATCAATGGAGTCACCATAACCTTGGGCATACAGCTTATTGATTTCAGCAATACCAGCTTTGGCTTGCTTATACGACAAGGTGGTCTTACCTTGCAACGTGTTTACTTCTGCTTGTGAGTCATATATCTCTTTGACACCCTTGGCAACAGTAGCAAGTACCGCTGTGGCAGTAGCTCCCATCGCAACCAAGGCTTCTTTTGATTTACCAACTTTACCTTTGAAGCCTTCCATTTTTGAACCAGCTTCATCAGCACCCTTGTTCTTACCAATAGCTGATTGGGCACCATCTAATTCGCTCAGTGCTTGCTTTGATTTGGCAATGCTTGTACCAGTCTTATCCAATGCAATCTTTTGCTTACTGATTGAGTCAGCAGAAGCTTCACCAGAGTCAGTTAATCGCTTTAACTCTTGGCGTTGTGCTTCATACAGCTTCGTTTG